CGGGATGCAAGGGCTTCATAATTTGTATCCCGGGATGACTCCATTAAAGGGAGTCATGAATGGAAAATCTAGGAAAGATTAAGATTTTCCTCGATGTAAGCCTTCCAGCTTACACCGAAGTCGGCTGGAAACAGCCGACGATCGCCCAGACCATACTCCCAATGCGGAGTTAGCCTGGACTTTAAACGATAGGACCTTCGATTAACTCGAGGGGTGATCCTACCGGCCCTAAGGGTACCTGCCAACGCGGCCATTAGTATGGCGTCTGGGTTGTGAAACCAGCCGTCAATACGAGGTGGCCGTGCCTCAACGTCTTTTGCAGAGAAACTTCGAATCTTAGCCACCGAGCAGCGGTATTTAGCCGCGCCCGTGAATTGGTCAAGATGCGGTTTCGCCACACAATACGGAACCTTTATACCAGCGTCGTCAGACTCATGAAACGGGATCTTAATAAATCTAAGACCCTTCATCAGGAGTGAGATCGTCGTTGGGAGAGCTACGCATTGTATGGCACTCCAGACGTTTAAGCGATTGACAGCAGAGTACCTGTCGTTATCCGTCTTGAGGGATTTTAAATAAACCCCTCTGACGTTGTGGCCCCGATAATAATCGCGGCCACACGACTCGCGGAAAAAGCCGTCGTTAAACGACTTATCTACGTTAACCTTGAAGCCACACAACATCAAAAGTCTGCACACGTGGTCATAAGCCTCGCGTACGACTATGATGTCATCGCCAAAAACGGCGAAGTTGCCCAAGGAATGCCGACCGGGACGCTCGATTTTAATTGACCGAGCACGGTAGACACCGTAGACCAAGCTAGTAAAGAAGAGTGTCTGCAAGGGGAACGTAAAAGCATTCCCCATCGAAGACACCATATGCAACTCAACCTTGCTGCCATCTGGAAGGATGGTACATGGCGTGCGAGCAAATTCGAGCCAGGATGTAACGCTGGCAGGAAAGAACTCACGCACCAAAGCAAGAGACATCGAGTCAGAAGCAGACGACAGGTCGATAGTACCAAACCGGCCGTCAATTGACCCGCGCTGAGCTAGGATTCTGTTATTGTCTGGCTGAAACGAGAGATCGATACCACAGATCTCGCGTAACCGCTTTTCAATTACATAACCTATACCCTTCTGAAAGAACATATTACAGAGGGGTTCAGTGCATATGGTTCTGCTTATTTCGCGCGTCTTAGGAACAAAACTAAGGCGACTCTCTCCTATCACCGCGTATCCCCTAACCTCGGATCTCTTAGACTCAACGAGAGACCAAAGGGGTTCAGACATGGTGAGGTACTTGAATTTCTCAAGTAGCGATCGACTCGAGGCAGTCATTACACTGGTCCCAATCTTTGAATAGAAATCATTTGATTGGGCACCGATGTTGCTGCCAGGACCAACACCAAAGCCTTGGAATATTTCAGCCTGAGACATGATAGGGGCCTTAAAAGCGCCTCTACCATAATCCGGGAAGAAAAAGTCGTGGATGAAACCACGAGCTTCTCCAATGGCAATGGCATCGATTTCTGAGAGTTGGTCTGGATTCCAGGAATAACGTGAGCAAGAGTTATTAACCTCGATGAAGAGGTCAAGAGCTCGCTGATCTGCCGAAGCAAGTATATTATCCTGAAATTTCTTCAAGATACTATTGCTAAGGCAAGTCATTGAGAAATCTCGCACACTTTGACCTGGAAATGGTTTAGAAGCACCACTCCAGCCTTCTCGGCTCAAATCGGCCAGAAGAGCAACGGGGACTTCAGCAGCGTAATCACGCATGTCAACTCCCGTGGAACATTCGATTGATAGAAGGGTACAGCGTCAAGGCATCAAACGATGCCAGAGATCACCGTATCCCCAATACCAGCCGATTGCTGCCACAGACCACCGATAGCGGCGGAAAGCGCAGCGCGTACATTGGCAGCATCTGCCGTGTCGCTCCCTGCCGGAACGTCGACTTGCAACGTTACAAGCATGGTGGCGAGTGGTTGACCGGCCAGAGGGGTAACACCCTTCCGGACGATGAACTTGTACGTGTTCCTCGGGACGTCCTTAATGAGGCCCGTCGTCGGATTGGGTTTACCAAGCTGCCGGTAAACCTTAGGCCGAACGAAGTTCAACGTGAAAGGACTGGAGACAGACGAAATAGTCGCGCCTACCTGCGTACCACCGAGAGCCGAGACAGCAACCTGTTTCCCAGTGGGATCAGGAGCCATATCAGCACCGTGGGTATACGTAGGTGAAGTGAAACCCGTCTGCGCAGCGCCTGTAATAGGCGACGTTAGAGCAAAAGCCATTTGATCTCCTTAGGGTTCGGGCAAAGCGTTAGCGATGCCAGTTCCGCTTGGATTGGGGATGGATATCCATGAAATTGGTTAAGAGTGCGGTAATATTGCACATCTGACCAATATTCAAACCACTCTCAAACTGGATAACTGGCAATGGAACGCCAGATCCAGAAGATCGAGTGAGGGATTTCCGCTGGGTAAACCAAGGCGCAACGTTCCCCCCACCTGTAATAGTCCATAAGTTAGCAGGACCAAGTGTCGCTCTAGTGCCGTTAACATCAGGCAGGAAGTAACCATTTAAGGTTACTAAACTGCGGGCTGTCTTCGTCACGAAATTAACATTGGAACTCTTAGTTACGGACGCGGTGAGGATATCACCAATATTGGTGAAATAGTCGATCAGGAAGGACCAGGGAAGTAATTCCCAAGCTGTCGGGACAAATTCGCTTGGCGTAAAGCCAAAAAGTGCGGCATTGCCCCAATGGTCTGCTTCGGTCGAGACTGAAACACTACCTTTGTAGCGAATGGTAATGGACTCTTTAGCAGAAACTAAAACCTGGAAATAACAAATTCCATGATAGTTATGCGAGAGACCATCACCCCAAGCCCCTGCATCGTTACGTCTGTCCACCCAATCTGAATCGCCGACGGAAATTACCCGACGGTTAGCCAGAGGAGGCGTAAGGCGTTCGTACGCAGCTACGGCATCCTTTATATCATTTAATAAAGGTTGCCAACCAAAGGAGTTCTCGAGCCAAAGCCCGCCTGCCACTTTCTGCAATTCCTGGCGCCACAACCATTTTTTATGGGGTGACGCTGGCGGCCGGTTTCTCCCTTTCCATTTACTTAGGGAGAGATGATACCGGTCGACTGAATCGCGGATTGCTTGAGCGGGCCTTCTGATCATGCGTAGAGTTTCTCTCAATTCACCTAGAAAGGTAGGCCCAGAAAACTGGACTTGAACTTGTCTAAGCTTCTTGTAGAAACGCGCACGCGCACGATTGTCTGCCACTGAACCACTAGCTGTAGGGCCAAGCGTATGTGAAGGACCGAAAGGGAGATGGTTAAAAACTATATCCCCAGTCGCTTCACGAATGGCCAGACTTCCGTTGCTAGGAGCAAAAATCTTGTAACTAGCAACGAGCCGAGCACTCCAGAGAGCATCCCACCGCGCCGTTAAAGGCGTAGTGGCATTCCCACCGCTTTGAATAACCTTCTTCCAATGCGGAAGACGCTGGCCTGTCCGCGTTCGGGTACTAGTAACTACCGAAGAAATCAAGGTAGTCGTATCCGAAGGCGTAAGGGGAGCGTAATTCGCTTGGTGGACGATTAGACGAGCGGGGAAGGAACGCGATGTATCTAGAGTGACGGCCACTAGGGGTTCGCCTCCAAAGGAGGAGTCGGCGGTTGAGCCTTGGATGCAGCATCAGCTGCATTGATGGCTTTCACCTGGGACGCCAGCTGGACCTCAACATAGGTCTTGGCAACGTGTGCTCCGCCAACAAATGTAGCGATGGCTGAGCACACAACCAAGGCTATCTTGAACTTATCCAGCATAGTATCTCCGGTGAACCGACAGGCAGAATGTGCAGTTTCGTACTGCACGCCGTGTGGAGAAGGATGATTAGTCCCACAAATCTAAGCCTAGCCCCCAAAGTGACAGCGAAGAATTGCTATCACAGAGAGGGTTATAGTCGTCGGAATCATCCAGGCGACTGGGAAGAAACTCCCACTTAGGTAAGGTTGAATCAACAGGAACCACGCTAGGATGCGGTTGAATGCATCTAGTGAGGGGCATATGGTCACCGTTTCTAATGGCCACATGTTCTCCTTGTTGACCAGTTAGTGAAGGGAAAGAGACCATTCCAAGGTCTCCCACCAATCGCAGGCACACTGCCTGCTAGAGGGGCCCCGAAAGGGGC